AAGAATTCAAAAGGGCATACTCAGACTCGCATTGGATATATTTTACATTACTTTGAGTATTATTGAATGCGCCAGTTCCCCAAGTTATAATATCTTTAGTAGAATAATCCTGAATTGTAATCAAAAGAATTTCTTCTTCGCATGTTTTTGTATCAGGAAATCCATTTTCAGATGTAGTCTCAATATCGAGAGTGACTAACTTAATTTTGGTAATATCAAATTTTATTTCATCTTCAGGATACTTATCAGATATGTACTGATACACGTATCTGTCATTTCCATAAATCTTAAAATTTTCTATGCCTTCGTACTTTTTAATAAAGTCCCTACAATCCCTTACAGATCCTGGTTGAATTGATTCTACATATTCTCCTTCTAGTGTTTTATATTTGGTTTCTTTATTTGATTTTACAAAAAGAGTTGGTGAATATTCTTCTTTGAACATTACATGCTCACCATTATCATAACCACGAACGAGAAATTGATTCCCGATCATTTGAACGTTCGTATAAAACTTCATTTAATAAGAGATTGATATTTTTCTAAAAGTGTTGGTTTTGGTTCTGTAATAGTAATTATTTTGTCAGAATGAATCATAAAAGTATCTTGGGATGTATAATCAGAATTCCATGATTCCAAGTAAATATCTCCAGTTACTGACTTTTTACATTCGAAAGGTTTAATTAGTTTACAATCAGGTTCTCCCAATTCTGTAGATACTTCTTCTATTTTTGCGATTAAATATTGCCCATTTGCAAGTAATATAACTTGAATCATTTTCAATAATCCTCCTCAACTTTATAAGATTCACTGTAAGTTTCTTTGAGACTGTCCACTGGATCTACTATACTAACAACCCATTCAGCAACGATTGGAATTTTTCTATCTTTTGCCAGTGGCATCCAATCAAAAAGACGAATTGACATTTTTGTTTTTTCATCAACCTGAACATCCTCATCAAGGGATTCCAGCGACATTGCACATGGATTGTGCAAATAATATCCGATCACGGTTCTACATTCATCTTCACCTATGACCATTTCACGAATATCTGAAATGATAGTTTCTCCAGTTTTCAGTATTACTAATTTGACTGCCATTTTTCCTCATTTACCTCAGAATATTATACCAAAAAAAATGAGGGGTGTCAACTGGATTTGGCCAGTTCCCCCTCTTGCGCCGACGATATTTGGGATTGCCCAAACTATTTAGAGATAATCTTTTCTCTTGTGATGTGACGGAACAATTCTACCTAATGTGATTGTCAAAAGTCCATCCTCAAATTCAACTGATCTAACTTCAGTATCATCAGAAAGTGTCCAAGAACGTGTAAATGAACGTTGTGCTAGACCCTTATGAACATACTTGGTGTCTGTTTCTTTATCTTCTTTTTGTCCCTCAACGAAAAGTTTACCATCCTGAGTGTAGACATAAACTTCTTTTTTCTTAAATCCTGCAAGGGCAAGTTCTAGTTTTGATTCAACATTGCTCACTTGAACAAGATTAAATGGGGGATAGTTAGATGTAGTTTCATGAAGAGTAAATAAACGATCAAAATATTCATCAAGTCCAATACTGTTTCTGGTGATCTTTTCCATTAAGCTAGGAAGATCCGCAGCAGTATATCTTGCGATATTATTCATTATAGTAGCTCCTTTAAAAGCGAGTTTGTGTTTTGTAGACCCCGAAGGCATCCACAATTATATATGAAAGAATAATAAAAAAGGGAGTGTTGAACTCCCTACTTTATCATTCGGTTTCCTGAACCTTTCCCTTTTTCCCAATATTATACTTTTGCTCCAACTCCCAATCATTCTTCTCTTTATAAGGAAGAACTTTAATTTGATTTAAAGGAGCAACATCTAGAATTTTATCGGGATTAACTACAGTAATAAGACCCCAATCCGCCAAAAGATGGATAATACGATTACGTCTCTGAACATCATTTACGGTCAGATTCGCGTGCTTACCATCAAGAGCAAATAGTTCCTTAAAATGAGTGATGTAATATCTTCCTTGTTTGTGGAGAATATGGCAACTCTGATAGAGTTTCTTCTCCTTTCTAGAAGCAACACCAATTCTAGTTAGTGTTTCACGAACCTTTAAAAAGTCATCAGGTTCGTTTAGAATGACCTCCACCATCATATCGGGAGACCAGTTTACTTGTGGTTCAATTGTTTGGTTAGTCATTTTGTTCCGCCAATTTCAAGTCGTTGTTTTATAAAGTTTAATTGTGATTTATTTAGAATTTTTAAAGCTTGGAGTGCTTTTTCATTACTATAACCATAATATTGTTTAATGCATTCTAAATCTTGAACTTTATCTTTACGGATCCAGGGAGAAAATCTCTTCCTTTTCCTCAGACTATTTAGATAAAATGAATATTGCATATCCTTATCTAACTGATGATGCATATTCATTTCGTTAGCAAAAAGAATAGCATCAATATGTGCAGATAAGCATTTGTTTATAATAAAAGGTGGATATTCTTTGATACAACTAGGATCCTCTTGTATCAAATTATCCTTATTAAAGTTAATTGAATTCAACCAATCTTTAAGTTCATATGTCATCTTATAATCTCCAGTTCACTGCCAGGTTCCCATATTTCAAGTTTTGTTCTTAATCTATTCTCAATCTTTAACTTTTTATATCTACTAGTTGCCTTCCTTTTCCACCATGCGATGACTTCATCAACTTCATGACCAAATTTAGAAAGATAATATCTCTTCTTTTCAGTCAATTGTTTTGCTTTTTCAATCGTATGATTAAACTCCTCTAATTTAGTTTCATCCTTAAGTGATTTGCGAATAATTGCAATCATCTTTTGCTGAATCTTAAGTTTTTTTGAGGATTTATCAGCAGGCACTAGACGCTCACCACCATTTCTTTCATTAAACCACCAAAAGAAATCTCTAAATTCATCGTCATGAAAAAGAGGAAGAAAATTACTTTCAGTATCTCCAATATGACGAAGATAAGGTTTTAACCCATCGTACATAGACATTCCCTTTGTAGTACCATACAAAGAAGTAGTTTCAAAGTATTTTAAATTTGTTCCATACTTTTCGTCAAATTGATATTTCAACTCATTAGAGCAAGCAAGGAGCGCAAGAAGTTTTCCTCCCAAATAATTATATCCAAATGGTTGCACTGGAACAATATTAAATCCCATCACAAACTCATTGTTAATTACCTCTAAGGGAAGCACTTCACCAAAATACTCATTTCTTGGTTTAGAGTTAATTGTGGGAGAACCAAAACGAACTACCCCAATTACTTTTTTGGTATTAGTTTCTTCTACGATCCATTTAATAGTTCTTCCAGGAATTGCTTCCTCAACTGCATTGGATGCAGTGAGGTTAAGGGTTTCTGAATATAACCATTGATTAAATCTTACTGATGATTTTGGGTCTGTATCAACAATATGAATGCGAATATTCATATCATTTGGACACATATCAAATGCATCAAACATTTCTGTTTCAGCACCAAATAACGATCCAGCACGAGAAGAAATTCTATCCTTCTTCACAAAACGAAGATAATCGTCAATACGATTAAACTGAGAATAGTAATTTATGAATTTATTTGCAGCATAAACTGCATCTTCGTTTGATAAAATTAAACTCATTTAAACTCGACTTCACACATTAATTCAGTAAGAGCAGCAAGAAGATTAATTTCCTGATCTGCCACAAATGCAATTTGGTATTGATATTTTGCAATAATAAGAACCGCAGCAGGAATACTTGCAGGAACTAATGCATCGTAGAGGGAATCATATACTCTACGAAGAATAAGAGAAGAATCATTATCCAGATTGGAGACAACCCACTTACGAACTTCAGTAAAGTTTTTTTCCTTAAGATTTTTGATAAGTTCGTTTACTGAGATGTCTGAGAAAGATGCAAGAATGCCTGCATCAATTTTTCCCCCAGTTGAGTATCTTTGACATTCGTTGAGGACTCTTCTGAAATCTGGAAAATGTTTCGTAACCAGTTCAATGATAACTTTCTCATCATATTCAATATTCTCAAGTTTTAGGATAGTCTGCAATCTCTTAAAAAATGCAGCAGCAAGTTGTGCTTTTTGTTTACCCTTGATAGTGAAATCAATTACGGCACAACGAGAATGCAGTGGTTCAATAATCTTGTTCTTATAGTTACAAGTAAAGATGAAACGACAATTGTTATAGAATGCCTCAATATTTGCACGAAGCAAAAGTTGAACATCATTAGTTGTGTTGTCGCTCTCATCCACAATAATTACTTTATGTCTACCGTTCCCTTGAAGTGATACAGTTGAAGCAAAGTTTTTTGCTTGATTTCTAACAGTATCCAAGAAACGCCCCTCGTCAGATCCGTTGATCACATAATAATCTGCTCCAAGTTGTTCGCATAATGCTTTTGCAATAGTAGTTTTCCCAATACCAGGAGGACCAGAAAGAAGAAGATTGGGAATTTCTCCCTTTTCAATAAAATCCAAAAAGGTTTTTTTAGTGTCATCTGGAAGAATACAATCCTCCACTTTTTTCGGTCTCCACTTTTCCACCCACAAAAAATTGTCACTCATCAATAAACTCCATTCAATACATTCCAAATACTTCTTTGACTTTTTCCCATAATATCAGC